ATAGAATATGAAGAACGACCATACCGATATAAGAGAGGAGTTGATTTACAAAAACTACAAACCGCAATAGTGCCGTCAAATTGTAGTTAGTCGCTTAAATGCGATCATTTACACCGATAGAAAGGATGAATAACAAAATTATTATATTTTTATAATAGTCTTGTCTCATTTTTCTTTTCGGTTGGTGTAATAATTAATTATAATTAAAATACGGCGGGATATCTTCGTATATTACCATTACATCAGGTGGTAATTCTTTAATATTATATTCATTCGCCCAGTTAGCTATAGTTTGAGTATTAAATAAATATTCATCATCATCGTCTGTGTATAAACTAATTATATTATATCTATACATTTTTTGTAAATACGCAAACATTATTCTGTATTATGTAATTATTATAATAACTACTATAATATTTATATATTTAATGTTCTAGTATTTTTTCTAGGTCTCCCAACTCCTCTTAATATTTTAATGTCCGCTGCATCTTCAATAATAGAGGTTATTTCTTCATCACTAACAGATAATGTTTCAATATTATTTTCATAATTATCTATAGATATATTATTGTGAACATTATTAATAATATTTTCAATATCGTTTGTTGGTTTTTGTCTTAATTCTGTTATATTGGGTTGATGTCTATTTGCATTATTAGAGGGCGTAGACATAGTAGGTTGCATCGACATATTTGACATAGGCGAGTTTAATGAACTAAATAAACTACTTACCATATTAAATAATCCACCACTATCGCTTCCATTATTAGTGTTATTATTGGCATAATTATTTATAGGTATATTTTGTGCAGGAGATGAAGGAGTATAATTATTACCCATCATATACTGTTTTGCTGCGGCATGTTGAAATTGTTTCATTAATTCAGGGTCTGATTTTAGAACGTTCTCAACATTTGGCATAGGTTGCTCCTTAAACATTCTGCTTGTTAGATTGAACATAAATGCACTACCAGATAAAGATATAAATAATCTTAATTCAGGTGCCATTTTTTTACCAGTCGCCTTATATTTATAATGTAACTCTTCAAAAATATCATCATAATCATTAATATTCTCATTAACCTGTTCGGACCACCCATCTAATTTTATAGTAAATGGGTCGTATCTGCTATTCATATACTCAGTTCCAGAAATAAACGCCATTAACATTTTTTGCTGAAATCTTATACTTCCATCAAGTTCCTTTTCACGTATTAAACGATTATATTCTGTTCGCATTTCTTCTATGTCAGAATTCATATTAAACTTGAATGGTATTTTGAAACCCTTGGACTCTAACCTGTCTAATTGATAAATAATTTCCCTTTTCTCATTCTGTTCATTCAAAATAATTTCTTTAGCGCTTAAATGTCTATTTCTCGTTCCCTTTTTACTATATTCTTCATCATCATCATCTCCATCTTCTTCATCATAATCATCATCATCTTCTTCGCCGTCGTCATCATCTTCGTCGTCGTCATCATCATCATCATCTTCTTCTTCATCATCATCATCGTATTTACTATTTGTATTCTTTGAATATTGATTGTTTTTATTTGAAGAATTATGAGTTGTATTAGACTTTTTTTTGTTAATACTACTTGCTATACTGCTATTATCACTTTCTTCATTATATTTTGATTTTTTAGACACACTTTTATTTTTATATATATTTTTCATATTTTTCATATAAGCAGACTTGTCATAATCACCATTAACTGAACTAGCCCTCGACGAAGAACGAGAAGAAGAACGCGAAGACATCGAAATTACATCTTCACTTATCTTATTTCTATTGAATAAGGTATCATCATTCATAAAATTACTTTGCGAAACTCTTTGTTGCTTATGTGGTATATTAAAACCCATTTGTTTATTATTAAATGTATCTCTATTTAATTCAATTAAATCATCATTTATATTATTTAGATTTAATGTTGTCATATTATATATTTAATTGAATATCAATTGTTTATATAATATTAATAATATTTAAATGTATATAAATACGCGCGCATAATAATAAAGGGTAACATTTAAATATAAAAACATATAAAAAAGACAGCATACATATATTAAATATGAAGATTCTATTTTTTGGTAGCAGAGGTTGGATTGGCAAGCAATTTGGAGATTATTTAAATAATAATGGAATAACATATATTGGAACAGATGTAAGAGCCGATGATGAAAAAGCAGTAGAAGCAGAAATTAAATTATATTCACCAACGCATATTATATCATTTATTGGAAGAACACATGGAGAGGAATATAATACAATTGATTATCTTGAATTACCGGGAAAACTAACTGATAATATTAGAGATAATTTGTATTCTCCTTTAATACTTTCAATCTTATGCGAAAGATATAATATTCACTATACATATTTGGGAACCGGTTGCATATTTAGTAGCGATAACCCTATGGAATCATATATAGATGATGATGAAAAACCAAACTTCTTTGGTTCATCATATTCAATTGTTAAAGGATTTACAGACAGACTTCAACATATGTATGCAAAAAATACTCTTAATTTGCGAATTCGTATGCCAATAGTTAATTATGAGCATAATAGAAATTTTCTAAGTAAAATTTTTAAATATAAAAAAATTTGCTCTATGCATAACTCTATGACTGTATTGGAAGATATGTTCCCTGTAATAATGGATATGATTATTAAAAATACAACAGGGACATTTAATTTAGTTAATAAAGGTATCATTTCTCATAATGACATTTTGGAGATGTATAAAGAAAATATAGATAAGTCTTTTGTATGGGAGAACTTTAGCATAGAAGAGCAGAATACTATTTTATTGTCAAAGCGTTCAAATATACAATTGTCAACAGATAAACTATACTCGCTTTATCCTGATATTCCAGATATTAAAACATCTGTTGAAAAATGTATTAAAGAATATCATATTAAATAAATATGAAAAATTGCAAAATATTATATTTATATTAAGTAGAAGATGACAACCTATATAAAATGTGGAACTGTAAAAATAAATAACGCAAATAAAATGATATATATGAAGGATGGAAATCTTTATGTAAAATGCAAAGGTAAAATGATGAATATTGCAAGATATATTCATTCACTTGTGCATAAAAAATAAATAAATCATATAAATAAAAAAATGATATATTTGATTATATAATTATTTTTATAACATATTATTAAATATGGTTAGATATGTATGCGATATTTGTAAAGAAGAATTTGCAAAAAAAGTAACATATAATACGCATATTAAAAAATGTAAGATAGTCTTAGAAGAAGACACAAACGAAGTTGAAATCCAAGAAGATACTAATGAGTTTCATAATGAAACATTAGAAGATTTTATTACTGATGATGTAAAACTATATTTTGGCGACTGTATTGAAAAAATGTCATTAATTCAAGATAATAGCGTTGATTTAATATTATGTGACCTTCCTTATGGAACTACTAAATGTAAATGGGATACAATTATTAATTTAGAGTTATTATGGAAACAATATAAAAGGATTATTAAAAAACCACAAGGAGTAATTTTATTATTTGGACAGCAACCATTCACAAGCATGCTTGTATCATCAAATTACGAATGGTTTAAATATAATATTATATGGAAAAAGAATAAAACTACGCAATATTTATTAGCAAATTATAGACCTATGAAATGCACCGAAGATATTTGTGTATTTTCAAAAGGTGGAGCAGCTGCCGCTTCTATAAAAACAGGGAATATGACATATAATCCACAAGGTTTAAAATCAGTAAATATAAAAAAGCAAAATAGTGAAAAGCGTATTGGTAAAATGCTAAATCAATTGCATCATTTAGGTGCAAATAATAAATTAACTTCAGATGCAGAATATACTCAAAAATATACAAATTATCCTATAGAACTTATTGAATTTGATATAGAAAATAACACAATCCATGAAACACAAAAACCAGTAAAACTGATTGAATATTTAATTAGAACATATTCTAATGAAGGAGATACAGTTTTAGATAATACGATGGGTTCTGGAACTACTGGTGTTGGATGCATAAATACAAAAAGAAAATTTATAGGAATAGAACTTACTGATAAATATTATAAATTATCAAAAAATAGAATAAATAACACTAAACCACAATCTCAAGAACAACCTCAAGAACAACCTCAAGAACAACATCAAGAACAACCTCAAGAACAACCTGATGATATTATACAAACTTAACTTAAGGTTGCTTTACAATATATAACATTCCTTCATCATTCTGCTTTATTGTCGACGGTTCATTTATTAACAAATAATTTAAGACGGTAATTAGACCTTCTACATTATCGCCAAGAACTCCTAAACTACGATTGCAAGAATTACAGCAATACCCTCTAAATTTATTATTTTTATGGCAATGATCAAATACTAATTTATTTTTTTCATCTTGTATTTTATTACATATATTACATTTTGAACCTTCCGGTGCAGTATAAGAGATACCTTCAGTTTCTGCAATATTTTTAGCAATAGTTTTGCCCTTATTAGCTTTATTTGTGCATTCAAAACATTCAGGACGTCTTAACCTAAAACCATTTTTATCAAAAGCATCAGTCCCCGAAGTATTGCCATTAAAATCTGTAAGTTGTTTACTTATTTTACATTTTGAACATTCTTTATATTTTGTAAATGCATCATCATATTCTTCCTCGGGCGAGTTAAAATGCGCTTTATCTTTCTGTCTTTTATAGTTGTTTAATTCTTTTTCGCTGAAAGTTTTTCTAGACATTACTATGTATTATTTAGTAATGTTTTACGCGACCAATCATTTTTTTTAAATTTTACTAATTAAATACTAATTATTTTATCAAACTTATCAATATAGTTATCGATTGAACCATTATTAATTAATATAATGTCATATGGAATACTTGCATATTCTAACTCTGAAATATGGGAACTTTCATTTTCTTTTGTATCGGCATTAGAATTACTTGAATAAGGTCGTATAACTCTAATAATCACTATATCTTCTTTTTGTATTTTAGAAATAGTATATAACATTTCAAATTCATGAATAAATCGAAGGTCGCTAATAACAAACTTTTGCCCTTCATTATCATTTAATCTACTTTTTATGTAGTTCTTCAAAGTATTTGCAAAGAAGTTTTTTTTTATATTTGGCAATAATTCTTGTATTTTCTCTTGCATTATTTCTGTTCCAATAAATTGTAATGCGGTTCTTGGTGTAATCCCCCATTTTTCATCAACAATATCTTTTCTACCAGTCCCCATATCTTCGCCAATCCCAACTTGGTCATCATCAAAATTAAATAATTCTTTAACAGCAACTTTTAAAGGGTCAGCAAAAGACACCCTTTCATAATTATATTTGCTGACTAGATGTTTTGCTAATACATCTTTGCCACTTCTCTTAGCCCCGCAAATAGCAATAATCTTTGGCATTTTATTTGGGATTGACATATTTGTAGACATATTAAAATATATTAAGTATTATATTATCATTTTTTTATATAAAATAATATCATTTAAAAAATAAAAAATTGATATTTAAGAATTATTTATTAATTAAATACAAATAATAATGTTTTCTAACCTTTGCTGGGATATTCTGGACATTTATTTTCAAAAGGGAGGTTCCCCTGAATCATCTAATCAGTTAGTAAAGCATCAAATTGATAGTTATAATAAGTTTATTGACAATACGCTGGGACAAATTATTGGAGGTTTTAATCCTATCAAGGTTAAAATTACTAATCAAAAACCAGAATTGCCTGACAATACTTATAATATATCTATTAATATTCTTCAACCAAGTATTGTAAAACCGAATTATCAACTTCCTGATGGAACCCAAAATATCATGACACCATATATTGCGCGTATGAATAATATGACATATTCGAGTGGTATATATGTTAATGTTCATATTTCCACGGAAATTACAAACAAGAATGGAATGACTGAAAAGTTTGATAAAACAGTAAATGGTGTATACATTGGAAAAATTCCTATTATGGTTCGCTCTAAATTATGTGTTCTTAGTCAAATGCAAGGAATATGTGAGGAAAATAAAAATGAATGCATTTATGATTTTGGCGGTTATTTTATTGTTAATGGGAATGAAAAGGTTTTAATTTCACAAGATCGTATCAACGAAAACAAGGTCCTCGTTTTTCATCCTAATAATAATGCGGAAGGTTTATATGCAGAAATTCGCTCTATGTGTGATTCTACATATCTACCTCCAAAAACAACTTGCTTAAATATGAGTGGTAAATTAAATCATATGGGGCGCATTATTCGCATAAATACATCATTTATTCGGTCGGAGATTCCTATATTTGTAATATTTCGCGCTCTTGGAATTATTAGCGACAGAGAAATTATTACTCATATTGTATACGATACTGATAAAGAGAAAAATCAACGTATTATTAACGAACTTATGGCTTGTTGCGAAGATGCGTGCGATATTAAAACACAGGAGCAAGCAGAGAATACGCTAATTAAGATTATGATTGGAGTTAATAAGAATAATGACCACGAAACTAATAAAAAGCAACTTCATAATAATCTTCTTAACGATTTTCTTCCTCACGTTGGTAAATCTTATAGACGTAAGGCGCTTTATGTTGGTTATATTATTCGCAAAATGATACGTATCTATTTGGGTTATGATACATATGATAATCGCGATTCTTATATTAACAAACGCGTAGATACTCCAGGTGTATTAATGAGTAATTTATTCAGACAGTGCTATGGTAAAATGACAAAAGAACTAAAGATTGCAATTGAAAAAGAACTTAATTTATGGCGCGGAAATGCAAATATCCCCATATCTAATATCATTTCTGATATAAGTATTCACAGATTTTTCAAGCAATCCCTATTAGAATCATGGATTAAATATTCGCTTTCTACAGGAAACTGGGGCATCAAAAGCATAGGAACATTTCAAAATATTAAGCAAGGAGTATCTCAAGTTCTTAATCGCATGTCTTATGCTAGTACATTATCACATTTAAGACGCATTAATACTGCTATGGAAAAGAATGGTAAACTTGTGCAACCGCGTAAATTAGACAATTCGCAGATTGGTATGATATGTCCTGCAGAAACACCAGAAGGAAGTTCTGTTGGTTTAGTAAAAAATATGGCTCTTAGCACAAATATCTCAATCGCGATGAATAGTACGCATATTCGTAGAATTTTGGTAAATCTAGGCGTTATTATTTACGATGATTCATATGATATGACAAATCCTGAAAAATCATCAATCGAATTTTTGAAGAATATGGGAAGTGAGGACAATGTATATATTATGGTTAATGGTGATATTATTGGTTATTATACTAATCCTGATAAATTATATTCTACTTTGAAGCATTACAAGCGTAGCGGTATTATCAGTCCAACAACTTCAATTGTTTGGAATATACAAAAGTCATGCATAATTGTTAGCACGGAAGCAGGAAGAATGTATATACCACAATATATTGTAGATATTGATCCTGAAACTAATAAACGCGTATTAAGGATTGAAAGAATATTAAAAAGGAAAAATATTAGTTGGGAAGAATATATTGCGGATAAACATTTCAATTACTTCATAGTTCCTAATGAAGTCTCTAAAAACCAAGATGACCCAGAATCTTATTTAGATGAAGAAGGATTTATTGAATATATGGATTGTGAAGAAATAAATAATGCGATGATAGCAACTTTTCCGGAAGATTTAAATGAGGGTATTAAAGGAACAGCGCTACCTCCATTTTATACACACTGTGAACTTCATCCTAGTTTAATGAATGGAATTCTAGGAGTTAATATTCCATTCAGCGACCATAATCAATCGCCTAGAAATTGCTATCAATGTGCTATGGGTAAGCAAGCATTAGGGGTATATATGAGTAATTTTAATAAGCGTATAGATACGATGGGAAATATTTTGAATTATCCTCAAAAATCTCTAGTATATACTAAACTATCTAAATATACGATGGCCCATAAATTACCATCGGGTGTAAATGCTATTGTAGCAATTATGACACACACAGGTTTTAATCAAGAAGACAGTATTATGGTTAATCAATCTGCGCTTGATAGAGGACTATTTACAAGCACATATTATAAAGCGATGCGAGATGTATGTAATAAAAATCATAGCACAGGAGAAGAGGAAATATTTACAAATCCTATTAATATTTCATCGCAAAAACCATACTCATATGAAAAATTAAATGAAGATGGATTTGTATCTAAAAATACATATGTGAATGGAAATGATGTTATTGTTGGCAAAGTTATGCCAAAGAAAGCTAATGGCGTAATTACTTACCAAGATAGTAGTTTAACTATGAAAG